GACAGAGGAGCATGACAGGTCAAAATGTCATAAGTATCATGATTCTAGTGATCGTGTTTACGTTAAAAATTTTGATTTTAATATGTCTGCTGTTGATGTCATTTTAAAATATCTTCATAATGTTCTCGACCTTGGCAAGTCGGATGAAAAGGCCAACATACAAAATGCAATCGTTTAAAAACATTGTATCTAAATATCCTCAGTCAACTCTAGACTTTATTAATTGTGTGACTAATCCCTTTGAATGCGCTGTCCCTGGTCGTATCGTTGATAACGATCCCCAGATGTCAATGCCATGGAAGGATTATTCCGTTAATAATGGTCTTTCATTTACCGTGTCAACTACAACCCCTACTGCCTGTCAGGGTATTGCACTGTTTTTACTGATTGGTTCCAATCAGTATGCAGAGCACTCTGTTATAAGTAATGCTAGTTATTCTTTGCTAGCTATACTTTTGGACAATAATGGCGATCAAATTTCAGCTTATGCCATTGCTCAAGCTAATTACTCGAGTTTAGGCAATTATACTGAACAATATCGCTTTGTGTCCGCTGGTATTAGGGCGAAATGCTTGATTGAACAGGTTACCGTATCAACAACTGTTGCAGTGTCCCGGATGTATGCCGGTTCTATGAAACCATCTGATGGTTATACTGCGTATAGTGGTCCTCATTCGTACTTTACTTTGGCCCAACAAATGGATTGTCTAGCTACTTTTGACAATTCACAGGGTGCTACAGTACGTCTGGACCCTTTTCAACAGATTATTGATTTTAAAAAGTATCGAGCTTACGGTGATTGGACCGATTACTCGTCTTTTAACGGCAACACTTATGTTCAACCATCCATTATTGTGCAGTTCATGAACCCAGTGCCTGTGACTATTGGAACTTCTACTAGTACTTATTCAATACCGTTGATTGTTGAGTCTATCTTTTGGCTAGAAGTTTTGCTCAACAAACCAACACCATTGTATTGTACTCCTTCACCATGCGATTTGAACTATGACTTTATTGCATCAGTTTTATCGCGTGCTTGTGAGGGTGAATTCCCAGTTGTCACAAAATTTAATTCTTTTAAGAACTTCATGAATAGTACTGGACGTTTTGCTGTAGCGGCTGGCCGTGCCATTGCCCAAACATCAATTATCCCCAGTATTATTAATGCAGCTTCTACTAGGTTTCTGGGTGGCCCTATAGTGTCTAATCAGCCTTTAATTCGAAAGCAAATGCCCAAACAAGCTGCTCCTGTAAAGCAACCTAAAATGGGTAAAAAGAAAGCTAAGAATAAAGGTAAACGCAAGGGTCGTAATTAGAGTCGATATTTTATTGTATGTGTTCGCGTGTTATTATCATATAATTTAATAGTGATGGCGGGTTTGGTCCACTTGGCTGGTTTTTGAGCCTACCCGGGGGTTTTATCACCCTATGTGCTTTGTGTTTTTTTTATCGCTCATCACTAAAATTTTTCTCATCTTTTGGGTTCTTTAAAACTCATCTTGTCGGTGTGTTAGTGGCTTTTGCTTGCATTGTAAGTACCACTTTAGCACGCTGTGGCATTTTTGCGCCACCTTGAAAGATAAGATGTATGACCCCTTTGGC